TAGAAACTGGTGCAGAAAGTAAACCTATGGCAGGTTACTTTAATGGAACATCATTTTCTGAAAATTATAAGCCAATGAGTGATATTGGTGGTGACCATAAAACAAGACGTATCTATGGTGTTATGGCAGGATTTGATGAGCCACAAAAAATTGTAACTGGATTACAATTATTACAAGCAGGTGTTATAGACGTAGAAACTTTACAAGATAACATTGATGGTTTAGAAAATATTGCAAAAGTACAAGAACGTATACGTAAGAATAAAGCAGAAACTGTTTTATTTGATAGCGTACTTTCTAGGTCAGCACAAGGTGATGCTGCTGCAACTATGGCAGTAATAGCAATTTATGAAAACCCTAATGCTATGACAGAAGTACTTAAACAATTTTATACTCCTGAAGAACCACAGTTATCACCTGAACAAATGGCTATGATACAACAACAACAAATGGCACAAGCATTACCACAACAAGCACCAAGTATTCAGGAAGCATTTGGACTTGTATAATGAACGAAGAATTTGTTGAAGCAGAGTTTTGGAGTTTAATTAATGAGGAATATGGAGATACGCAAATTATTAATTTTGACCAAGCATACGAAATTATTAATCCATATCCAGGAATTTATATAGTAATAATGGAGGGTTATGGCGAAGAAACGTTCTAGGGGTGGTTATAGAGAACCAAGTAAACCTGCAGCAGTAAGTGGACCAGGTGCATTATCTGCACGTACAGATGGAGGAGCAGGTAGTAAAACACAACCTATAAGACGTATTCCTGGTCAAGCATATGGAGAAGGACAAGAATTAGTTGAACAACAACAAGCTGCTCCTTTACCTGTTGCACGTAGAACACAACAACCTACAAGATTAAATATATTTGCTCCAACTGAAAGACCTGCAGAACCTATTACTGAAGGTGCTATGTTAGGTCCAGGTTCTCCACCTGCACAAGCTATTGACGAAGATGCAAACATGCTTTTAGCTGCTATGTATCAAGTTTATCCAAGTTCTATAATATCGGAGTTGATAAATCAAGGAAGTAACTAATGTATTTTCCTGACCCAGTATTTGAAGAAGATTTATTAAAACAGAACGAAGCTAGACAAAAAAAGTTTACAGATATTAAAAATAATTTAAATGTTGACATAGCTCAACGTATAATTGAAATATCTAAAAAATATCCTAACTTACCTAAGTCAGCATTGACATCAATGTCTATGGTAGGAGCAAATCCTGACAGCAAAGCCGTAGAAGATGTTGCAGATAGATATGCTGTTAATCAAGCAGAGTATGGAAAGAAAGCATGGGAACTTGCAAGTACTGATGCTAATGGAGAATATTTATATCCTGAACATCAAGATATGACTGTTAATTTATTAAAAGCAGTTAAAGGTGATGCTGAAATAGGTATATGGGCTTTACTTGCTGTAGAAAGTTTTGGAGAAAAAATACGTAAGATAAATAGACAACGTAAGTATGTTGCTGATTTAATGTTTTATGATAAATGGTTACAAGAAGGATATACACCTGAAGAAGTACAACAAAATCTACAAATGTTTGTTTCAAATACACAAGTACCTGATATTGGTAAAGATAAAAATATGTGGGGTGAATTACGTTCTTATATAAATATGTGGAGTGAAGCAAATAAATTAGGTGGTAAAACTGCTTTTAGTGTTGCATTTAATGAAGCTATTGCAGGAAATCCTGTTAACTATCAAAGAGAAGGAAGAAAATTTTTATTTGAAAGTATATTAGCTGAAGATGATGCACGTTATCACAGACTTGTTGATATGGGATTTTCTGAAGAAGAAGCAAGAAAAATATTTTATGAAAATATTGGAACACCTATAAAAGCTAACGAAGCATTAGGAATACAAGAATATACATCTTTAACTGACCCAAATAAAATTATGTTTTTTGAAGGTAGAAAATCTAATTACGCAGGACCAGGAAAAAATATTAATGATTGGTTTAGTATTTCAAATTGGTGGAGAAATAAAAAGGGATTAGATACAGGAGTACTACAACCTTACAGTCCTGGTAGAGCTATGACTTATCAAGTAATGTCATCAGGAACAAATGCTGCAAATAACTTATCAGGTCTTATAGATGCAGGTGTTATGTTAGCTTCTGATATTCCTTTATCTAAAGGAATTAATGCTGTAAGTAGATTAAGTAAAGCTGCTGTATCTGTAGATAAATTATTAGATACAAGAAATGTAGCTAAAGTAGACAACTACTTAAATTTCTTTAATAAAAATATTGATGAACTTGCAGAAACTGTTGACCCATTTACAGATAAAAAAATAAAAATATCAGGACGTAGTGGGCAATTAATTAGAACATTATCTCCTCAAGATAAAGCAGATTTAAGAGCAGGAAGAAAATTATATAAACAAGCAGGTGTAATTGGTGGTACTAGAAAATCAGTATTCAAAAATACTGCTAGAGATTTAATGAACTCTCCTTTTGGTAGAAAAGTTACTGAAGCATTAACTTATGAAAATAACGTAGCAAAAATATTAACTACTCCAGGTTTAGATGAATTAGATTATACAGTTGCTAAAAGAATTGCAGATGCAAATAATTATTTAGATGTAAGAAATGTATTAGATGAATTATTTGATACAGGTGTTATTACACAAGTACCAGGTAAACAATCAGGATTAACTAACGCAGTACTTAGACAATCTGCATTAAAAGGACAAGAATTATTAGAAAGTTCTAATTTAATTAAACAACAAGCAGGTAAAGCATTAACTGCTTTTGGTAAAGAAGATGCAGCATTTAGAAGTGTGGGTTCTTATATTGCAGGTGGTGTTAAAAAAGGAATTAATGTTTTAAAACAAACACCTGTTGAAGGTGACCAGTTTGCTGAACTTATGGGATTTAGTGCAACGTTACGTTCAGGATTTAAACCTTATTGGAATAAAGTATTAAGTGTTACTCCTGAAGTTGGTTTATCTTTTACAAATAGAAATCATGCAGTTAAAAACTTAATAGCTCATATGCAATCTACAGGATATAAATTTGATGAAATGAAACCTGCAGTAGATGAACTTATAGATATTGCTGATGGTGATTTTGAAGAAATACAAAGATTTGCTTATCAACAAATATTAAGAGATGAAGCAAGAGCTAAAGCTAGTGGTAAACGTTTACCTGCAACAATGATTGCAAAAAAAATATTTGAAAATAATGCTGATATTAGAAAATACTTTATTGATAGTTTAACTGGTGAAAACATGCCATTTGTTGGTGATGTTGTTGAAACAATATTTGAACGTGGACCAAATGGTGAAAAGATAGAAATGTTAGTTCCATCTTTACATTTATTAGCAGAAGGTTCTGAATTATTTGCACCATTAATGGATTACAGATTAATTAACAGAGCTATGGGTAAAGTATTTACAACTTATGGTGATGAATTTGAAACAGGATTAAGAGCAAATCTTAAACATACAGGTAAAGGGGTAGTTCAATTATTAAAAGGCGATACTAACTATAAAGGATTAATTGCAAGTAAAAATTTAACAGATGATGCTTATACCTTAACTCTTGATTATATGACACGTAATTTATTTAAACCATTAGTACTACTTAGAGGTGCTTGGTTTGTAAGAGTATTCTTAGAAGAAAGTTTAAGAATGGCAGCATCAGGTATTGATAGCATGTTTACTCACCCTGCTAATTATATGATATGGGCAAGGTCACATGGACATGGTGTAAATATAAAAGGATTTGATGTTATATCAGCAGGTGGTGTTGATAGTTCAAGACTAAGAGAAAGTTTAGAATTTGCAGAAATTACTAATAGTAACTGGTCAGTAGGAGCATTAAAAGGTAGACCTTCAGTATCTAGTAAAATGGGTAGAAATTATATTGCTTTGACAAAAGATACTGCAACAAAAAAAGATTATCTTGATGGAGTAGGTTTTGAATTAATACAATTAAGAAATGACCCTATTGCTAGATATTTAGCTGAAAATGGTTTTAATGATAGTTCAAAAGTATGGTTTAGAAGTAAAGAAGCATTACCACTTAGACAAGAATTAGCAAGAATGGGTGGTAAAAAAATGCAAGGAATACTTTATAATACAAATGATATGGATGCTTACCTTGCATCTGTAGAAGCACGTATCAGAATTAAAACAGGTGAAATACTTACTGAAGGTAAAAACTATATAACAGGAGATAAATATAGTTATAAATTTGGTACTTATGGTGGCGACCAAAGATTAAGGAATGCAATATGGTCAGGAAAATTAGAATTACCAAATGGTAAAACTATTGGATTTATTCCTGATGTTACAAAAGAATATAATAAAAAACATTTATCAGATATATACAAAGGATTAAGTTATTTCTTAGATGAAGGACTTGAATTAGGACTTGTTAAATACCATAAACCAATGCCTGAAATTACAGGATTTTTAGGTAAATTAGAAAATAGATTAGATGTTATTACAGATATAGCATTTAAACATTTAATGACAAAACCAAATGCTTATTTATCTAGGTCAGTTGTTTTTAAACAATATAGATGGCAATGGATAAGTGATAATTTTGGAAGTATGTCAGATGATTTACAAAAGAAATTTATTCAAGAAGCTAAAGATGCAAAGATACCTAAAAAAGTTATTGAAGAAATGCAAGGTCAATTAGGTATAACTGCTGCACAAAAAATTGAT